GGAGTTCAGACGTGTGCTCTTCCGATCTAGGTAAATTTAGGTTGGTCCGAAGTTGACTTCAGATCGTCCAGTGAATCCTCCTCTATCCCATAAGACAGTATATCGCCTCCTGCAGAGGCGTACAATGAGCTGGTGATCGTCACGTTATTGACCAACTCCTCGAACCCGTAGCTTGAGTCCGTCGAGGCGAAACCTATATCGTGGAGATTACCAAGGCTGAAATTAATGGTCTCGTCCGCCTCGAAAGCGAACGTGGCGTAATCGAAACGTTTCAGGGGCAACCCGTTCCTGACGGTGTTATAATCGTATATATAAAGGTTGGCATCCTTCTGCACCATCATCAACCCGAAAGGCTTCAGGACCTCCTCTATCACCTCACGACATGACATAGGCTCACCATCCTCGTCATAGAAATTACCGGACATCATATAAAGCCTATGCAACACGGTCTCCGTCGAGAGCCACGTGATACCCTCCGCCCTCGTGGTACAGCCTATATACAACTTTTGGAAAGGGAGCCCGAGGCGATCGAGGCAACGCCTGATATGCGAGAAGAGCGGCACGATATCGCCGTACTTGTTCTCCGAAGCGTCTAAGTATCTCAATCGCTCCATTATATTGAAATCCGAAGCCTTGAACGTCACCCCGTATGGCGGGACTGCGGATAATTCCTCCCCATAAAGCTCGGAGTCAAGCCAACCGACCCAATACAAGGATCCGGAGCGGTAAAACTTGACCAGATATCCCCTCATATCATCCGTATGCAGGTCAACGAACTGGAACACGCTCTCGCTTATGAGGCTCATCGTCGCTTGCGATCCCCTTACCGGATCCAGCTTACGTACCTCGGGGTACTCGATGGAGAACGCGTCGGCCCTCGCCTTGACTTCCACCGCTTGCACGAGGCTTCCTGTCAATATCTCAAACCGGTTCAAGATGTTATCTTGCCCCTTGAACTCATGATAATACCTAATATCCATCACCTACCCCTCCTTGCTATGCGATCGCCGTTCTTCAGCACGCCGACCAATTCATCATACTTTATCTTGAACACGACCTCACCGTCCCCTCCTTGGGTCTTTAGGCCCTTCCCGTTGGCTATCTGGAATAGCGTCGCCTGCTGGCTGCCATTCAGGATCATCTCGCCGCCATTCACACGGGCAAGATTCATGTCACCCGTCGGATTTCCTTGAACAATACCGCCACCGGCGAACTTCGGAATAGCAGCAAAAGCGGCGATGGCGGCGGCGATAGCCCCACCAATAGCCACTATATTTAATGGGAAAGGTAATTTTGCGGCGCTTTTTCCTGCCTCTGATGCCCCTGCCGCCGTGTTAGCGGCAACCTCCTCTACCGCCGTTGTCTTTTTAACTGTCGCAGCCGTAAGATCTGCCGCCGCCCCTGTAGCCGCATTAGCAACTTTAGTCGTTGTAACGGTGGTATCGATCACAGCTTCCTCCTGTTTTGCCTTACCCAGTTTTTTTGTGATCTCCGTAAGGCTATCGATCGTCTTGACTATGCTCATGAAAGCGTCCACGGAGTTCATCATGGCGTTCCATACCGCAAGAATACGTTCCCATACGGAAGCGTCCTCATCGCTGAACACCTCGTTCAAGTTAGAGAAGGCTGACACGAGCCGGTCGGCGCTGGAGGCTACCTCTTTCACGCCGGAATACATCCCCTCAGAAAGCTCCTTGGTCAAGTCCTTGACATCCTTCTTCACCTCGGCGATCTTCAAGGCCTCATCCAAGCTGGTGACATTGTTTAAAGCCTCATTCAAGGCATCGATGAAATCCTCGGCGTTCTTACCGTATTCGGCCTTGATAGCGTCGAGGTTTCCTTTCGCAGCCTTTATTCTATCCTCCAGCTCGTCCGTATCCCCACCGATCTTACCCTTAAGCCTATCCACGTAATCCCGTCTGGAATCACGATCCGCCCGTAGCTTCTCGATATCCGTTCTCTTGTAATCGAAGGTCTTGTCACGCTCTTTGTACACAGGGACCTTAAACACCTCCTTTCTTAACGAATCAGCGGACTCCGTTAGAGCCAAGGCGAACGCCTTGCCGGCCTCCCCGATATCCTCCATACCGGCGATCTCCCGCAAGGTCTTCTCCGTAAGCTCCAGTTTTGCCTTCGTATATTGCTTCTCAGTCAAGTAGTTCTCGGCGTATTGGCCGGAAAGCTTGTTCATCTCATCCCAGTAATCGGTCTCGGTCTCATAGATCTTGCTGGCAGGGACTCCCGCCTTGGCGGTCTGGAACGTCTTGTTCCCCTTCGCTTGTTCCGGGGTGAGAAGACCTGACAAAGTCTCATAGGTCGCCTTATTCAGTCTTTTCAACTCGCGGTCATATTCTGTCTCTGTAAGAACCCTATTCTCCAGCTTATTAGTTAACTCCGTGACAGATTTAGCGTATTCCTCCTCAGCTTTCTCAAGGTCAGTCTTCTTCTTTTTCTTCGTATCTGGTTCCTCCACGGGGATCGAGGCGCTTGCTAATATGTTTTTCTCGAATAGCTCAAGCTGTTTTCCCGTGTCATCGGCTATTCTTGCCAGTTGATTAAACCGTTTTAAATCATTAGGCACATCCCTAAAGCTATCATAGTTGTAACCTCCACCCCTAAGTGTCACGTTATTCCTTGAGGCCTTTAACGCATTCGCCAATCCCTCTCTAGTCCCGCCATATTTAGCCAATATATCCCTTTGGGAATCCTCGGTCTCCAGCTTTTTTCGTTGGTAGAACTCCACGGCGGCGGCATCCTTCAACAACTTTATCCGCTCCGCTACCTTGGTATTGATATCGCCATTGATCTTCAAGGAATCCTTGTTTATGTCATAGGATGTCCCAAGCAAGCCGTTGATCTCCCCCAAGGCATTCCTGCGAACGATCTCGGACTCCTTGATATCCGAGGCTATTTTATAGAGGCGTTGCAACTTGTCAGCATCCTCCGGGCGACCGATCGTCAATGTCTCCTTTTCATAATCAGAGAACATTGCCTTAATCTTTTTAGCCTCCTCCCTAGCGGATATGATCTTGGCGATCAGTATCGCAATGCCCGTGAACACGGCGGTTGGTAACATGGACATGAAAGCCACACGGATGGCCCTTATTGATCGGGAAAACGCAACACTCATAGTTGCCGCCCCACTTCGAGCTTTCCATGCGATCTCATCAAAAGCGGTCCCGGCAACTTTAGCGGTCTTCGACGCGGCAACCATAGCCGATCGTTGGGCGATCGCCAATTGGCTCACTAGCCATTTGAAGAAGCGTCCTAAAGTGACCCCAGTAAGTACCGCTACCAATTGAGCGACCAAAGCGTGGATATTCTTCGTGCCCAGCTGAACCGACTTAGTGATGGAATCAATCAATCTCTTATATGCGTCCTGTATACCCATATTCTGGGTAAACTCCTGAAAAGCGTTTTTCAAGCGATTAAGGGAGGTCTCGATATTGTCCGTATCGACATTCGGGAGCATCTCGTCGAGAGCGGCGGCTAACTTTGGCAAGACATCTGCGGAAAGTAATTTCCCCTCCCTCATGATCTTGTCAAGCCCCGCCACCGTCGTACCGGCGGCCTTCGCCATCGCCTGCATGGCGATAGGGAGACGCTCACCCAGCTGTCCCCTCAGCTCCTCGGCCTGTATCTTTCCCTTACCCATCATTTGCGTGACGGCGAGGAACACCCCGTTCGTCTCGTCAGCGGATAGCCCGAAAGCGCCCGAGGCGCAGGATAAGGACTCGAACAGCTTCCGTTGATCCTCCATCGGCATGTTGGCGTTGCTGGCCGCAGCCGTGAACTTGGCGAAATTCCCGGTCAAGTCATTGACGTAGACCCCATATTTCCTTGCCAGATCCGTCGTAAAACGAAGGTTGTCGGCGAACCCTGCCACACTCCCCGACACGTTCTTCAACGCCGTCGTGGCCTTGCTTGTCTCCCTCGCCACCTGTATCAACTGTGAGAAGAAGCTTGACAGGCTCACGCCAGCGAAACCCATGGCGGCAGCGAACGTGAGGATCTGCGCCTGCATGGAACGGAAAGCACTTTTCACGCTATTCGTACCTTTCTTGAAATTCTCCGTGAGGAGATTTATCGCGATGCTGAATGATAATTTTCCCGCCATATCAATTATCATTTAAGTAGTGATTGAACTCCCCGGACATGAACCGGTCAAACATTCCCTTGTTACGGTCCATCTCCTCCGCGGCTTTCCGCTCCCGCTCCTCGACCTCCCACGGGAAAACATAGAAGTCACGTACCGTACGGATCTTCCTCGTATCGATGTGCGGGGCCACGGCGAGAAACGTCCAAAGCCTCTGGCTCTCCATCCCCTCACGCTTACGCCTATCCAAGGCCCTCACGAGCGCAGGGATATCCGATATCTCCAACTCGTCCATGACATAATGCGGATCCAGCCCGCCAGATACGATAAGGTCTGAGGCCAAGTCGCGCATGCGGTATCCATCGCCTGATCCGCCAGCCTCTCCCTTATCCACCGTATCCGTGAACTGCACCAACAACACGTTCTCCAATTCCATCTCGCTCAACATGGCCGACAGCTGCTTCTCATTCCCCGCCACCTCAAGGAACGTCCCGTATGCCATCCTCTCCTTGTTATTCGCCAGCACGGAACAATACAGGAGCCTCGTCAACTCCTCGCGATCCGTATAATCGAAATCCGTGAACGGCTTGCCTAGCATCTGCTCCGCACGGATGATCGCCTTGATCGTTAACCTAATATTGTATCTCATATTCCCTCTAATAAAAAGAGGGCGACGTGAATCGCCTCCCTCCGTTAACACTCTTGTAATAAACCTACCTTATCCACCAGCCGAGACCGCCCCGTCCTCCAGAGGCCCCGTCCCTTGCAGGGTACAGGAACTGGTACAGATAGCCCCGTTCTGGGCCGTCATGTTCAAGGCTGTGATGATAGCCTTGCCCTTTACGACCTCCGCATCCTTGGCGAAGTCCCCGTTGGTCTCCTTCGCCTTCGCCATGATAAAGTCCACCGGGATCCGGCTAGCCATAAGGTCTTTCAGTTTCTTGAATGACAGATGTCCCTCCTTGAACGATATCATGGACTCGCTGGAGATCGTATAACCGAGCTGCCCGGTCAGGAACTCCTTCCAGTTGCCGGACATCTTGTTGGATGTGTCTACCGTGTCGGCAGACAGATCAATATTGCACGATGTCCCGAAAGCGATCGGTAACGTGCTCGAACCATCGGTGACGAAAAGCATCAGTTTGTCACCCATAAGGGTATCAATTGCAGAATCATAAGTTGTCGTCATATTTTTTATGAATTAGAAATTTCGAACAATAATACCTGGATAAACTTTTTATCCTCATAATCCTCGGTTGAGTCTTTCAACCTTATCCGAAGCCCGTTAGATTGATCGCCCTCCAATACGCCTAATATTAATTCGGCGATATCCTGGCTACGATCATAGTTATCACTTACAACATTTATAAAAACTCGGCACTGCTGACTAAAAAGTCCCATTGCGGTGTATTGTGTAGAATACTCATCACGCACATAAAGGATAAAATCACCCTCCGTACCCTTTGGTGCGTATAATGGGAAAATCTTTTCTCCGATTAGAGCAGATAAGTCACCATTCTTTAAAAGTATCTGCCGGATAACTGTCGTTACTTTCAATTTAGATTCACCCCGTTTTATCATCGCCTGTTATTAATTCGTTGAACCGCCCTTTCTACCCCAGAATACAAAAGCCCCATCGCTTTAGGTTCC